CATCATTACCCTGATAGTCAATCAAGTAATCTCTGATACTTGTTCTATAAGGTTTAACTTCGTTGATGTAGTTTTCGTAGTAGCTTTGGTTGTCTGGGCTATAACTTGCAGGTTGGTCCAAAGTCTTGAACTTGTGCAAGATGCTGATAAAGCTGGTTTTGAATACCCAATCAACGCTTGGCTGTTCTGTCAGGATGTAGTTAATCAAGAAGAAAAACATCTGATTGAAATAACCAGACAATGTGTTGATAAAGATATAGTCTTTGATGGCATTGAATATAATGCGAATTTCATTTGCTGCTACGTCAGTGGTATACAAGTTGCTGTTCAACTGTATAGTACCATTTTGTATGCCCACAATGCTAGTTGTTAAGTCGCTGTTGACACGATAGACTGCGAATTCACCTGAACCATTGTTCAATACTTTTACAGTATTGCCCACAGTCGAGGTCAGTGTAGAAACATCTGCTGCTGTGGCAACAACATAGGTTGGCAACACGGTGCTGTCATAGGTACTGTCGTACCAATCAGTCTTACTCCAGTAGAATGGAGTATAGTAACTTTGTGTGGCTGACAATACCCAAGCACTGCCGCTCCAAGAATACGTAGTCCAAAGACCCTGTTGTGTCTCGTCTGCCAATACCAATACAGTATAGCCAGTTATCAGACCAGCAGTTTCTACATAAGTCAATTGTGTATAAGTGCTGACTTGTATGTCATACGTAGTTGCGCTGGGCAATTCTGCTGATGCATACAATGGGCTAATATTGAATTCTTCTACAATAGGATACTGAATTAGCACAGCATTTACATATTCTACCCAGTTTTTCAACGCTGCCATTCTGTCAACAAACACTGTCTGACTTGGGTTGTTGCCAAGACCAATACGTGATTGTGGGCTTAGACTTGCGCTTGGCACCACTAAGCCATTAGCGTCGATGCCGCTTAGACTGTCGATCATTTTCTCAACTATTCTTGCTGGGATAGTGCTGCTTGCATTGCCCTCTTGAACAAGTTGATACTCGCTATGAATAATATGTGTGTTACGAATTGTATCGTAATCAACGTGCAAGACTGTGCTATTGCCACTCAATGAGTTGCTGATACCGTGTAGACTGATAGTGTCGTCACGAATCACTGCTGCATAAGCAATGTCTTGTGCCTGTGGATTCTCAATCACGTCCTGAATAGTGCTGATTGTGTTGCGATGTACACTGTCTGGTTCAAGACTGTTTTTGCCAGTTACCCAATAGTAGTAAGTGCTTTTTGCAAGTTTAGTACTTGGGTTGATTGTTGTTTCAACTATATAAGCACTGTTGTCTGCGTATAAAGGAGTACCCAAACCAGTGTAGGCGCTAGGAGGAACATCGCTTGCGACCCATTCACAGACCTGTACTTGACTACCAGGGAACATTTTGCCCCAGTTGTTAGCACGATAAGTCAAGTTGCCTTGTTCATAGTCAATATAACGTAGAACTCCGGTATTCCACCAAGTCTTGGTGACTTGTTCTGGGCCCCAGTGATAGTCTAAATTGAATGCAAGATTTGGAGTACCGTCGATACCACCAATGCTGTTGTACACAGCTGGGTCGTAGGCAGTGATGAAGTCCAAGTCTTCTTGCGCTGCGCCCAATACTTTGCCTTTTGCAGGATCAATGTAGTCTAAGTTTGTAGTGATGACCTGAGTATTGACATTGTACAAATACAATCTGCTGATACTGTCAATATCTACTTTATTGGTTTCTTGTGCTACAATGTCCCAACCAACGTTGCCGCTGAAGTTGTTGTATGTGTAGAATGTACCTGCATTTGTTATGCCAGTGTATACTCCGCTAACTGGATCTTGTTGTACGTGATTGCTGTCGCCAGGAGCTCCAACAATCATAGTATTGCCATTCATAGCAACGCTGTAACCAAACTGATCATGTGCGCTGAGACTGTTGTTTTGTAGTCGTTGAACAAGCACATATTGATCTTGTATGTTGCCACTCAATCCACCCTCAACTAGACCATAGACGTATACTACACCAGAGCCTTCAATTGTGTCAATGAACACACTGTTAGCTTGGTCGAACGTAGTCAACGACAAGTCAAATGTAGTTGTATTTTCAGTGCTGCCACCGTTGGCAGAGATAACCAATGTAGAACTATCTGTGCTAGATGCAATCTGAGCACCAAACTGACTTACATCTTCTGTGCCAGGGTGTTTTAGTGATTGTACTGTAGTGAATACATTCAGACCCAAATTGGCTGCTGCGTTACCAGCGCCTGGTCCAATAATCAATTTCTGATATGGTGTAACTACATTGCTTGTGATGGTCAATGCACCGTAGCCCTGTGCTACAGCAGTGACCCCAGCAATGTTGGCACTGTTGATATTCTGTGCTGCTGTGATTACATTACCCGCAGTGAATGTAACTGAAATACCATTGATTCTAATAGTATCGCCTGAGCTAATAACAGGATTATAATTAGTACCAGTAATCGTACCATAAGCTGCTCCCTGATTTACATAGCGATAAACGATACCGCTGAAATATCCAGGAGCACTGTAACCTGGACTTGCTACGTAAACATCTGCATCGTTGCCAGAGATCCAAGTAGTTGTACCAAATGCTGCTCCGCTGGTTGGGTTTGGACTTGTCAGAGTTTCTAACAATTGGAACTTGTTAGTTTCTACAGCAATCAAACTGCCCACGACAGGAGCGTTTGTGAATGTGATTGTATTAAAGCCACGAGTAAAGCCAGTAGTAACAATGTTGCCGTTGACTGTGACTCTGCTAGTGCTACCGATAGTATATGTTGTTGTATAAGTAGTACTATTGGCAATGAATGCTTCGATGCTACGATCAAATACATAGACTGCGCCAGCTGCTGTTACCCCATTGACTGCCTGATATGGGGCGCTGACTGCAACCTGATTACCAGTGCTTGTTGTTTTGACGTTGTAGCCAAACTGTGATGCTGCACTACTGCCAATACTAATAGTATTAGCGTAGGTATAGTAGCTGGTTGCATTTGATTGATAGACGTATACGTTACCTGCATTTGGAGCTGCAACATATAACCAAACGCCGTCAGCACTAGCACTGATGCTTGCACCATACAAGTCACCCACGTTGCTAGAACTTGGGCTGGACAGTGTTTGTATCCATGGGAAGCTGGCATTGCCATTGAACTGATGTATGTGTACACGACCATATTGTGTTGCACCGTCACCTGGGTTACCAATATACAACAAGTTGCCTGCTGTATCTAAACTTGCACCAAACTTAGTGCCACCGTTGTGTTGTCCAATATTAGCAACCAATGTAAATGTGTGGTTGTTTGCAACGTTTGATACAAATGCGTATACATTGCCTGTGTTTAGTAAAGGGCTACTTGCTGCTGCAAATGCACCGTTGGCGCTGATTGTGCTGACTGTACCAAAACCAGTACCAGTGGCATAGCTGTTGGCATCTAGTTGCATACTTGTGTTAAAGATGCTGACGTTACCAGACCATGGGCTAGATTTGTTGTATACTACCCAACCATTTGTCTGTGCATCGTTGTCTACCCATAACTTGTCGTTGTCTATCCAACCGTGTGGCGGAGTAATGGTGTTTAGGTCTGTGGCATTTTGAATACGAACACTTTGTAGCTTGTACAGTGTACCAGTTCCAGCAATAGTGATTGCTTGCTTGACCTGATCTGCTGCTTGTCCGTAGAATACTACGCTAAAATTGTACGCATCCACAACATTGTAGACACGATAGAAAGCGTTTACACGAACATCAAAACTTTGTACAGCAACAATATCGCCGTAGGCAACACCGTGTGGTTTGTTGGTTGTAACTACGCCAATGTTGTCAACAGAGTATTTGACCTGTATAACGTTTACATCAGTTTCGTTTACACGATAAACGTTCCAGTTACCTGTTAAATCTTTTGCGCTCCAGACAGTAGATCCAATGCCAAAGCTATCGATATTTGCGCTTAGGTCAGCAATGTTTGCTGTCAGGTCAAATACAGTAGCGTCTACGTCATTGATGTTGACATAGCCAGCAGTTTGGATGTCATTCTTGTAGTTACTGCTTGCATCACGATTTACGTAGATGTTTGGAGTATAGTCACCCTCAGTCTTGTACAACTGATTTGGCTGTACACCAATGATACCAGTGATGCTAGATCCATTATTTGGCAATAGAGTGAATGTAACTGGATCACCGTTGAATGTGCCTTCAGTTAAGATTAGGTCAACGCTGCGATTATTGTCAAGCGCACCGTATTCACCAACACGCATAGCCCATTCTTCATAGACATTAATATCGCTGGTAACACCGTTTACACCAGTAGCAGTAAATGCGTTGATGGCATTCATTGTACCTTTTTGACGAATATAGCCTTGATAGAACTTGGCCTGTGTTACTTCATCAATACCAAATTCTGTCAGATATTGACGTGGTTGGAAACCAATTGCGCTGTCACTGTACAAGTGGAAATCGCCCAACAACTCTGGATTATCAACGTCATTGAATCTGTTGAATTTTTCTGCGTTGTAGCTAAAGTTAGGCAACAGGCCTGTTTTAAGTTCTTGCGTTGTAAGCTGTGCCCACTTAGTAAAGTCAAATGTTGTTGCCGCAGGAATGTCTTGCAAGGCTGTGTAGTTATTGCTCTTATACTTGACGATTGTGCCCATCAAGTAGTCAGTGCCCTGTTGCCAAGCATCCACTGTGGTGTTGTTGAATACGAATCCAGGAGGATTCATAGCACCAGTCCAAGAACCAGTTTTCTTACCAACAAGTTTCAGACGATACTGTCTGTTGCCAAGTTCTGGCACATAGATAACGTCATTGAAAATGTCTTCGTTGTCAAAGATCATCACGTGTTCAAATTCAACCAGACTTAGTTTAGCCAAGCCCAGTGTTTGACCAGCATTCAGTGTAAGATTACATGTATTGCCCGTAGCTGTGTTTTGTCTGTTAACACTCATCTGACTATATTTGATGATATTATAGCCAGTGTCAAGCACACAACTTTCATTGACTTGATTTAGGATTTGATCCACGACACCGGATTTTGTGAACAAGGTCAAATGATTCAATACTGGGCTAAGAACAATAACGCTGCTCGAACCCCAGCCCTGCTGCGCCCAAGTCATAAATTCTTTGACGCTCAATAACCAATCACGTTGAGTGCCCAAATCTGGATCAGAGTCTGTGAATTTGAAGCCAACACCACGCAAGTAACGTTGATAGCTGACCAAGAAGTCTACAACTTGTTGACGAGTAGTGAACTCGTAACCATAAGGGATAGTTACTTTGTATTTTTGATAATCCTGATAGATTACCGCAGAGTCTTCTAACACTGGTATGCTATAGCTCTTGTTATTTGCCAGACTTGGGATAATTGTAAAGTAGGGCGCTGTGTTATCATAGCCGCTTACTGTGTATCCATTGCCAGTTCTCTCTACAATAACTGCACTGTAAGTAACAGTGCTGACAGGAGTAGATTTGTATAACTCAATGCTGTAACTCTCGTTAGGAATTACAACGCCGTTGTTTTTACTTGTTGGACTACTTTGTTCAGCAATAACTTGTATAAAGCTCTGGTCAGTAAAACCTGCCATTTTGTATGCAAGCTGAATAGAAACGTTTTCCAAATAGCCGTTCAACTTGGTGCTTGGGTCAATGCCCTGGCTGCGTAGGTAGTCTGCGATCCAGTTTAAGTATCCAGCGCCACGAGCAATTTCGTAGCCCTCATAGTCTGCGTCCACTACACCGTTGATATCAACATCTAATGGGCTGACACGTTGCAGAGTTTCGTCAAAGATGGCCTGACCCAGATCAGCATTGTAATAGTAGCCACCGATGTCCATCAATGTACCAAAATAGAATGCTGGTTTAGCCAAAGCCAATGCCTGTTGGAATGCGAATGGAAAATCGCTGCTGCGTCTCCAAGCTGTTTCAACTGGGCCTTGGTCACCAATTTTGAAATCACCGCTGGCATCACGTTGATTGAATGTTTTGACCAGAATGTCTGCTGGTGCTAGTAGAACACCAGTGTAGTCTACTGGAATAATTTTTTGTAAGCCAGGACGAACAAAGCGTTGATCGACATAGGGGCTACCACCGTTCCACACAATACCCGCAGCCATATCGTCCCAAAGAACCATGTTACCGCCAGTGTATGGTGCAGAACCATAACGTGCTTCCCACCAGCTGGGCTGCTCAGTAAGACCGATCATTTCCCAAGGATTAGTATGTGGGCGGTCTGTGTCATAGAAGTATTTGTAGATGGCTCTCCAGTAGCCCGGCAATTTAGCACCGTTAACTGTGTCAACAAACTTACCATAGTTCCAAGTAAATTCATTGCTGGAAACAAAAGTAGAGTTTGTGATGTAATCAACACGATTAGAGCCTACCCAAGTCAAGAAACTATCTGTAAGCAACTGAGTAAATTCACTGTTGCTGTACTCTGTGGTTCTGAACTTGCCTGGCAAGTAATCATAGATATCAAGAATGTTTTTAGCCTGATTGACTTTGATGTTGTTGTAAACACGTTTTTCAAACTCTAACAACAAGTCATCTCTAAAGTCGCCAAATGCAGGTGTGATGCTACCATCGTGACCCTGTATCACATAGATAGGAGTAGCGTAAGTAGTATCGTAGTATTTTGTTGGGGTGAATTTTGGATACAAGCCCAACTTGCTGGGAGTTTCTGGAATATAGTTACCGTCAGTGTCACCGTATTCGTAGATTGTAATACTGTCACCAATAGTCAATGGGGCAGTGATTGTTACACCCGCACGATTTGTATCAAACACATAATCTTGACCCTTGACCAACTGTACATTGTTCAAGTAGACTAGCACAGCCTGATTGCTCAAAGTTGTGTCACTGAAAATGCTGCTAATTTCATAGTCAACAATCTCTGCACTCTCTACTGTGTAGTTGATTGTGTTTTTGGTATCACCGTAGGGTACCATGTCGCTGTAGTACCAAGCAAACGACTTGTTTTTCACAGCGTTGATATTTTTTAGTAATGTATCAAGCAGTGCTGGAATGTTTGTGAAGTCCAAACCGCTGGTGCGCATACTCAATTCAACAATCTTGTTCTTGAGTTTGCTGTATTCTCTACGAGCTAGGTCTAGGCCTTTGATGAAGTTTGCGTTCTCGTCAACCAAGAACAATGCGCTGTACAACACAGGACTTGCGTGTTGTAAAATACTACCGCCCTGACCCTTGATGTTCAGGTCACGTAAGTTACTAGCACCTGGGAAACTACCAGTAACCTGATTGCTGTTAGCAACCATAGTGCTGATGTGATTACGTAGCTGACCCAGTGTCAGAGTGTTGAAGTTTTTGTTCTCACTGTTATAGTCCAAGTTCTTTGGAACTTCGTAGTAGCCAAGCTGACTGACCTGACTGCTGTTATAAATCAAAATATCAATCTGGTCACCAGTAGTCAACGCAGAGTCTGTGATGTGAACATAGTTCAACACCCCAACTGTTACAGTTTCCCATCCAGTAATTTGTATAGCATTTTTGTATACTCTGAAATAAGGGACTGTAGCTTCTGTGCTTGCAGCCAAGTCAATTTTAAAGTAGCTGTTCTTACCATCATAGATACCGCTGATAACTTGGAACTGCTTTTCTTTTTCAACATTGGTATTCCAGCTGTTTTTGATTACAGTAGTTGAAATATCTTTGTTCTTTTGTAGCCAGCCGACACTGTTAATATCAATGCCGCTTTGTGTAGTTCCGTTACCGTCTACATAAGTGAATGTATCTGTGTCAAAGTTGTTATCAAATTGAATGTCACCAATCTGATTAAAGTTTCTGTAGGTTAGCGGGAAACCCAATATTGGATCTGCTACTGCTCCTGTTTTTGTATTAGGAGTATAAGAGAAAATCTTTGTACCAGCAAAAGTACTGTTAGTGTATGTTGAGATACTAACCCCAGATGCGTCAAAAACATCAAACAAAGGAGCCTGATTTAGCTGAGTTTTCTCTTGACCTTGTATCCAGTTTGAGCCATTGTAGTAGTATTGTACGCCTTGGTATGGGCCAGAGAGCACAACAATATTGTTATTTGCAACAACTGTTTCTGTTGACGGTACCAAGTTAATTACATTGTTACCCAAAGATGCAATGTAAACTACATTGACTTCGAATATTTTGCCTCTGACTGTGGGGTCAAAGTCGTTGGCAAATACGATGCGCATACCCTGCTCTAGTTTGACACCATCTACGTGTACACCATAGTTCTGCAACTCGATGGCGTTTCTGCTGTCTGTAATATCAAAGTTAATCAGATCGATGGGAGGAATCGCAACACGACCATAGTTGAATAGTTGTGTGTCTGCTTCAAACTCAATGATCGGACGACTTGCACGTAAGTTTTGATCAAATACTGCTGTTGTATTGTTGTAGGCCGCTGCTGCGTTAATAACGTCAACGTGGAACCAACGATTACTACGAGACCAAGGGTTCAAGTCAATGCTTGAACGGTTGATAGTGATATAATCCTGTGTGCCCAACCCGTTGGCTGCGAATGCTTCTGGATTAATCAATGTTGTCACATCAATCAATCTGATTGATTCGCCCACACCTTCTACATAGTATGTGTTATTTTGATATGCTGCTGGAGTTGCAGTATCGTCAAATGTGATTTTGAGACCATTGGTAAATGTTACACCATTTGGACTTTTGTATCCATTGGCGCCCAAAATAGTGTTTTCAACATCTATTACGCTGTTAGTTGCCACAAGTAAACTGAATGGTCCAACCATTGCTGCGTTAGAGTTATCTTGATAGTAAAGAGTAGTCAAAGGCGCAGTAATATCTGGCATTTGATTGAACAAGTTCAATTGTAAGTAATCAGGAGCAAGATAGTACGTAAACTCTGCACGAGACAGACCGCTACGCACAAACACTTTTTGCAAAGATCCAATCGTAAATGCCTGCAACAATGGATTCAACGTGACGATTGGGTCAGTGTCGTTGCTCAAACTAATTTGCCAAGCGTTTCTGCGATTGATTGTAGGCACAGTTGTGCCGTTCACAGTCCAAGAAGCGTCATCTAGGTCTTTGTTAACAAAGATCAGAGACTTCAAATTGATTTGGTTGATTGCGCTAACGCCGTCAAAGCCGTTTTCACCAGCTGACTTGATGGCACTTAGGCGTTGACCTTGAACTTTATTGTAGCTCAGTGCAGTACTTAGGTCAGCACTACCAGCCAATGCCATACGTACAAAGAAATCTTGTGCTGTTGGTTGTGGAACTTTAAATGTGATTGTACCAACATCTGTACCGTTGTTAGTAACACCCAATACATCACGACTAGAAAGTTTAGTCTGATTGTTTTTTGTACCGCTTGTGCCAGGATCAGTCTGAATCCAAAATGGGTATCCAGGTTGATTGACGATGAACTTGTATGTACCACCGTAGGCAAGTTGAATCTGTGGGTTTTCTACCCCAGCTGCTGTGCTGAACTTGTAGCTTCCAGTCGCAGGATCACGAGTTACTGTAAAAGTTTCTGATGTGGGAATTTCACTAGCATAGACACTAACTGCCTGCGGGCCATTTTCTAGCCAGTAGTACTGGTTGAAGTTAATGAATTTGTCAAAGTCAAACAAACCACCATAGCTATAACTCTCGCCGCTGAACAGGCGTGTTTGATTGTTTGTGAATCCGCCGTAGTGACCGATCTGTTGCAACAAATCAATGTAACTGCTAAAGAAATCTGTGTTACCAGTAATTTTGTTTTTTACAACAATGCTAGGTTCTAGCTGATAGTTTTGACGCAACGCTGTGGGTTCAGGTTGATAGTTGTCTGTACTTTTAAAAGTAGGAGCAAACTTACGACCCACATAACCATTAATATTACGCAGATCAGGTTGTGTTACCAACTGATCTAGCGTAGCATTTAGAAACTTTTGATTGGTCTCAGTTCTAAAGATTTCTGGTAAGAAGTTGCTTGTCTTAATTTGTGCCATATTAAATTACGATTCCCAATCCTGCTAAAGTTTGATTAATTTGTGCTGCTGTAATTGCGCTGATAATCTGTACGTTCTCTGCTGTTGCTGCGCTGACCATGATTTCATCTGGGTTACTATTGATTTGCAATAGACCGCCAAATGCAATATCTGTACTTGATGGAACAATGATAACACTGGCTACGTTTGGAGCTAGTGCATTGTGCAAGTATGTGCTCAATTCACTGAAATAGAATGTATCACCAAAGCTCCAGTTTGCTGTATCAAAGTAGGTATTCAATGCAGAAACGACTCCACTGATAACGTCATTGTCGCTGACGTTGGCATTTGGATTCTTAACTACCTTGAATGTTGCTTGCAGACTTGGATCTGCTTTAGCACCAAACAATGGCTTATATTTGCCAGTGTTGTAGACCAGAGTGTCGCTGATTGCTTTGTAGTTTTCTAGACTTGTTGTGCCAGTACCATACTCTGATTTCAAATCATCGTTGGTTGGCAAACTTGGTTCAGTAACAGTACCAGTTGTGTCTTGAATCCACGCCAAGTAATCCTGACTGTACTGTGTAGTCAAGATGTACAAGTCGATCAAGTTGTTTGGAGCTGGATCGATACGACGGTCGTTTGGACTGCTGTGACGATATTGGAACTGTAAATTCTGACGACCAACTTGTGCAACGTAGTTAGACAACAATGTCAAACTTCTGCTGTTAGTGCTGCTGATTACTAGTTGATAGAAATTGTTTTCGCCGGTAGCGTAGAATACTTGTCCGTTTAAGTACAAGTTCCAGTTAGCAGTGATTGCACTCTGAGTTGCATAGATACTGACCACAGTTGAGTTATCCACTGGCACTGTGGTCAAGAAGTTGTCTGTACCAGTTAGTTCTTGAAAATAGACATACTTGTAGGTTGGGTTCACTGTGGGGTTTACAATGTTTGTAAACAGATCAGGATCATCTGGCACACCGTCATTGTTAGTTTCTGGGAAAGTAACTTTGACCTGAGTGTTATCTACGTAGCCATCCTGATCGATAACTCTGTCATAGATGTACCAAGTTTGATTTTGACCCAGTGGCGCTGCACTGTCAGATTGTGTGTTTGTTTGCAACACTGTGATTTGATCATTGATGGTTAGGCCAGTACTACTGTCAAATGTTTTAACATCTGGATCAAAGTAGAAACGAGTTTCTCTGTTACTTTGGAAGATGTACTCAAGCCCACGCTGTGCAATATTGTAGTTAATACCGTTATAAGTGAATGCCAGCATCCAGCTGCTGTCAAGTCCAGCACCCGAAGTATCGCCCTGATTAGTTAAACTAAATGCGCCCAAATTCAAGTTCTGTGGCAAGATGATTTGCCAGCTTTGCGTGCTGTTGTTGTAGCCAACCCCAACGTTTTGATAACTTTGTAGCAGTCTAACAAGTTGTGCAACAAATGCGCCAGTTGGCAATGCATTTTTAAACACTGGAATGATACTGGCTACTACTGCACCAGTTGGGATATTCTGACTTAGTTGTGCCTGATAGCCAGCGTTAGCACTGACTACACTGGCCCACAAATATGTCTTTTGATTTGCATATTGTGGAGTTCCAGTTTGAATATTATTCTGTGCGTCAAAGTAGTTACCAGTGCCAGCAGTAAACTTAATCAATGCGCCAGCAGTGATGTATTTTAAGTTCGAGCTTACACCTGTACCAGTTTGCTGTACAACGTTGCTACCATTTACAAAGTAACCAGTGCTGCTGTTGCTAGAGGCGCTGCTCTTGCTCCAAGTAGTACCTGCAGGTGCTGTATAGCGTGGGAAGTTGGCATAGTAATACTGCAACATTGGAGTGCCAGCAACTATGGGAGCAACTGTGTTATAGATTGCCTGATAAACGTCCTGAGCAGAGTTAAAGCTAAATGTAGTAGATACATTTGGTTGTTGTTCGTACAAGATACCATCAGCACAGAAAATGTTTGTGCTGCTATACTTGCCAGTAACGTCAAGCACATCCAAGAATCTACTTGTGCCTGAACTTGTGCGGTTAACTGCTTTGGCTTTTAAGATGCTGCTAAAGTTAGTGTATGGGAAAAGATTGTAATCTTCCCCTGTAACCATACGGTTTTGTGTGTAGTACTGAGCAGGAGCTTTAGCACGAATATCATCAATACTTTCACGAGTTTGTGAGTTTGTAACTGTGTACTGTAGACTTGCAGTTACTGTCAGAGTTTCGACTGTATTGTTTCTGCTGACATAAGCAAACGATAGAACAACGCTTTGCATTTCGTCAGGTGTAATCTTGTATTGCAAGCCATTGCTAGTTCTGTAATACAATCTAAAGATGTTTTGTGGGATGTTGGCAAAGCTACCGTCACCAAACACTAGATCAATCTGATCGTTGGTACGACTGTTGATTTGATATAGGTTACGATTTGTACTTTGATTGTAGATAACGTTAATACCAGCCACAGCAGGCACAGCAGACCAAGCTGTCGCTGGGTTACCGTTTACATCTAGCTGATATAGCCAAACATCGTTGTTGTTGATGTTGTTGTAGTTAACGCTGACTACACGATTTGGCAAACTCTGAGTCAGATTAAAATCTTGTGTAGCCAAGCTGCCCTGTTTGAAGAACAAGAAGTAGCCAGTGTTTACACTGTTTACACCTAAGTTGTCATTTTTATACAAGATGTTGAACTTGCCAGCTGGGATTGGATCTGGTTCATAGATATAATCTTGACCAGAACTAGTTGCACTGACTGCTTCAAATGGCATACTGCTGTTCTCAACAACGGCATTGAATGTCTGTCTTGGAATGACACCAGGGGTTAAGTTGATTGTGTATTCGTCATTTTGAATACCAGCAATTGTTTTACTATTACCTGGTTTGCCAATGGCCTGATTGTTGATAAGGGCAGCGTTCAGTACTGTGGTAAACTGCTCTTGCCAATCAGCATTGGCCATATCATTCCAGTTGATTTGGATGTTGCTTAGATTAAGACCGTTACTGTCAAATACGTTTTCAGTTGTGCTAACGCTGTCAAACTTTAAATATCCGCTTGCACCAATGTTACGTTTAGGGTTGTAACTAATTAGACGAGCAAGTTTAAGAATGCTGTCACGGCGTTCTGCTGTGTCAAAGAAGTTTTCACGGGCATTCATATCCGCGCGGAACGACAAACTCTGACCCAAGAATGCTATAAGATCGATTAAGGCAATGAACTCACTGCTTTCTGTGAAATCGTTGAAATCTTCTGGATAGTAGGTACGCAAGTAATCAATCATGGTCTTGCGTAGAGTTTCAAAGTCGTAACTTTGGAAGTCGGCCTGCTTAAATGTTTGGTAAACCGTTGTCCAGTCTTGGTTTACGAGTAGGTTAGTCTGACGAGTTGTGATTGACATTTAAAATACATCCGTTATGATGTATTTATCAAAATCAAAATGTGCGTAGTTTATTAATATGTGCCGCCAGCACTCAGAGTACTAGAGTTAGAGTCAAATTGCAGACTCATTTTTGACGCCTGATTGGTTGGGATATAGACTAAATCCAGCTCAATTTGTAGCCCATAGTCCTGAGTAATCACTGTGATGTTCTGTAAACCCAATCTAGGATCATAGCCTACAATGCGTTTTACATCATCAACAATCACTTGATTGATATGATCATCCATGGGTTCAAACAACAAGCTCCATATGATGCTACCAAAGTTTGGCTGCATCAGTTTTTCGCCCTTACGTATGCTGAAATGATTCAACAAGTCTTGTTTAACCAAATCAAAATCGTTAGCACGAAACTTCTTGCTGCGATTTACTGTACTGAACCCACGATATAATATTGCCATAGTCTAGTATTTATTGCGATGCATTTGCTAGTTGAATGTGAACTGCGTCAGGTTTAGTAAATGTACCGCCCCAACGTAGACCATAACTTGGCAAATCAACTGTTCTGCTGATCAATGGGCATTGTGAGCTATCGATAGCCACGCCACTGTTATGTGGGCTACCTTTGCCACCCTGACTCAATGGTTTAGCAGGAGTTGTGATGCCGCCCGCTGTTGGGTTGTTTGGTCCGCCACCCGCTGCTAGCCAGCGTTGATAGATTGCATCCTGATCTGCTGGGCTACGATATGCACTGGTGATCGTAACTTTACTACCAGATTTTGCTTTGAAGTCTTTTGCCATTTTTAAGATAGCATCTTTGAATGTACCATTCAACTGATCAAAGTTTGCACGAGTTCCGCTTGCACCGCTGAACACAAACACATCATCTGGGTTAATACCTGTAGTGTTTTCTCCGCTGAGACCAGCAGTTTGTGCTACGCTGCTTACTGCGCCACCTGCTGCTAGAATGTCAATAGCATATCTGCCCTGATTATACATCACAGAACCAGTCAGTGATGGGTCCATCACATTGCTAGAAGATATAGCTGCGTCGCCTTTATCACGCCATTGTTTTGCTGCGGCTGCTGTGCGTAGTTCGTGTACAACAAACATCATACCTGCTGCGGTACAAACATCGTCATCAGATTTAATACCACCGTTGGCAACTAGTGCTGTGTAGCTGGCGGTGAACTCATTGAACTGAATAGTATCTTGTACATTTGGACTGTTAAAGAAGTCGTCTTGACTCTGAATACCGTCACGACCAGTCCAGCTGTTTGTATTGCTCAGAGCAGAGTTGCCGTACTGTTTGACAGCATCTGGTTTAATATAACCAGCATCTGCTAGATATTGTGCGTCTACTGCATACTTACCAATCAGACCACCACCGCCGCTGGTATAGCTGTAGTTGAACTGACTCAAGAAGTAGCCCAACTCTGCCATCATGGCTTTGGCCTGCTGTGTGCTTAGATTTGGAGTAGTTGCTCCAAAATTGTTAGCTGGGGCGTATGTTGTTGTCTTGGCCAAATACTCTGCTGGACAAGTTGGCTGTGCAACTTCTTGTCCACTGGCGTTAGAGATACCAATGTCTGTGGCTGCTGCCCCGCTCAGAACTGGGTTGCCACTGCCATCTTTAATAGCATTACCTGAACCGTCTGTGATAGCACCTGCTGGAGCTGCTGGAGTTTGGCTTTGAACACCAGCATTGGCTAGTGCTTGCTGTATGACCGGCAACCATTTAGCTGCCGCTGCACCTACTGAGGCACAAGTAATGCTACCATCCGCAGCCTGCAAAGATTTATTCTGTGTTGCTTGTTTACTACCAGCTGGGTTAACAATGTAGCTGTCTGGCTTACCAACTGCTGCGGGCCAGTAGATACACAAATACAAGTCTTGTAGTTTAGGAGTAGGAGCTTTTTGATTTAGTCGCTGTGCTTGGAAGAACTTCAAGACCCAGTCCATCTGATCAACTCTGCTCAGTGTTTTTAATGTTGCTGTACTTGTGCCAAGACCTGTAGCAGTCGATGACAAGAATTGAATAAGACCTGTTGCACCAATACTGTTTACTAGTCCAGGGTCAAATGTAGCCCCAGTTTCGTTGGCCATACAAGCCAACAAGTCAATATAATTTGCGTTTATGCTGGTTGCAACACTCTGAACTTTAGCAATAAATGCTTTGTCAGTTGACCAAGGAGTTGGAACTCCGTTGACTTTACCCTTATCGTTGCTGTTGCCATTGGCTGCTGGTAAAGTATAACTGCCAGGAACTCCGGCTGTTTTAGGAGCACACACACTGCTGCTTACAGATTTAGTTGTAGGAGCAGGAGTGCCTGTTCTGACCCAGGGTTCGTGACTTGGTAAGATTGTGACAACGCTGTCAACACTTTGTGGCACACTGTACCATAGTTTAGTTGTCTTATCGTCAAATGTTGTATCAGCAAGTTTGTTCTTTTCCAGCGTTGGCATACTGATACTGTTACCACCGCTGCCACCATTGATATCAATAGTACTACCACTTACTGTCATAGCACCACCACTGCTCACTGTTAGTTTACCATCTGCACTCATAACAAGTTGTCCAGAACCAATGCTGGTCTTGTTGCCATAGATCAAGAAACTCTCGCTACCGCCAAGATTGACTGCTGCACTGTTCAAGTTAAATGCAGTTTCACTGACCATATTGATTGTGCCACCGCTTTGAATATTGATATCTTTGTCAGCGTGTAGGTTAAATGTGCCTTCTGCTCTGACACTATAGTCGCCAGCAGTATACATTTTGATACCAGTCTCGTCAATCTCTGCCCAGCTTGTGCCATCTTTGTGAGCAATGTAAATTGTAGACTTGTCATCGTTCATCAAAATCTGATGACCGTTGGCAGTGCGTAAACGAATCAGTTGATCTACTCCGTTTATGTCACCGTCATCCATAACAAAGCTGTGACCACCTTTTCTGGTAGGCACTGCATATTGATCTTTTGGGATATTACCCGCTGCTACTTTGGCAGCATAGCCTGGATCATCTGCTGGGTCTTTGGTCAGAGCACGACCCGGAGTCGATATACCAAACACGTGGCTAGGTGTTTCACGCTGTGCGCTACTGCTGATTGCTCCACGAGTAGGATCTCGGTCTAGACCCTGCTTGAATAAGATGTTGGCCTGAAACTCGTGTATGGGTTTGTTGTTGTTAAAGAATGTGCTGTTGATATTACTTTCAACATTTTCATTAAATTCTGCAACAGGCAAGACCTGAGGAGGCACATTGGTATCTGGCAATATGCTGGGTTTTATATCTGCGCTGACCGTGGTCTTGTCTACATTGGCGGCACTGGCGCCCACTGCTGGCAGCATCCAGTTGCTCAGATTAGCTGGCGCACAGGCAAACCAAAAGCCTTTTTCTGGGTCACCGTTTACAAAAGTACATAGAACTTGACTGCCAATGTCAGGAGTAACCATCCACATACCATATGTGTGTTGTACACCAGTGAATGTATTGTTCTGACTAGACTGTGGTTGATATGTAGAGCCAAGATATGGGCTTGCGTAGTTTACTGTTCTCCAGAATAAGGGATTTTTCTGATCTCCGCCAAACTCTGGAATCCAAACACGCAATCTACCGTCACGAGCTGGACTCAGATTGTCCACAACTATGCCCAACTGCGTCGCTGTCTCATATCTGTATCCAGGTACCGCATCTCTGTTATAGAACTTTGACGGTTTTGAACCTTGAACTTTATCCTGTGCCATTTATTATCCCGTTGTTATGCCAATATTGGCGCATCTTGAATTGGTACTATGCTGCCATCACTGCTTGTTGCCTGATCTAGTGTAAGCGTCTCACCAGCTGTAACTACATCTGACAAATCTTGTTCTTCGGTAGTGGGTGCTTCGTAGTCATAGGCAGCATCTAGATCAGATCCTTGAGTTGTTATTACCGCCGTTGACTGCGGAGGTTCGTAATCATAGGCAGCGTCTAGATCAGCCCCAGTTGCAGTGACTGCTGCTGGTGCCGGTTGATCTGGAGTTTCTGTTGTAGTTGCTGGTTCTTGACCAGCAAACAAGTTAACCCCGCCTTCACTGCGTTGTGTATCAATAGGATCACTCTGAGTAGTAGCGCTTGCGTTGGGTGAATCTTGTTCTGGTGAACGAATCATATTCAGAGTCTGAGTAAACTTACCGCCCCTAAATTCGCTGTCTACAGTAAGAACTCTGTAATATCCGCTGAACTCGCTGACCTGATACTTGTTAGTGCTTTTCAAATCATACATACCAGTCTCGTCATTGAAGTCCTTGGGAGTTCTAAATGTGACATAGCAATAAATCTCACCGTCATCCATATTCAGACTTTGAACTTTGTCAGAGACAAATAAACTGGGTGCGTCTGAAATTGCATTGTTTGCAATTGGGGGAGGTGCCATAAACAAATCGTCTTGCTTGATAAAATGCGGATCTCCTATGATCTGCAATTTCAAGTTAATCATATCGCCGCTGGCGCTAGTGTACACACTTTGCAGCGCACTCTGTGCATTTTGTGTTTCGTTTCTGTTGTTAGAACCACCCACACCAGTCTGCATAGTGCTACCAGTATTCTGTTGTTGTGTGGGCCCAATAGTTTTCTTGTTGCTGTTATTCTGTGGTGCGTCACTA